ATGTCCACACTAACAAAAAAACAAAAGCAAATCTACGATTTTATTCGTGAATATACCAGTAAAAACGGCTACGCCCCTTCCCTGATAGAGATTGGGGACAAATTTGGAGTTTCAACTGTCTCAACTATTCACAAGCACATTTCGAATCTTACAGAAAAAGGGCTTATTAAAAGAGCAAAAGGCGTAGCTAGAAGCATTGAACTTGTTGGTAAAAAATCAGTTGATTTTATGGCCATACCAATTGTCGGAACTATTACCGCCGGTCGACCAATTGAGGCAATAGAGATTCCTGACGATGTTATAGAAATCGCCAAAGACAGACGTTTCCAAGATGGCGAGCTTTATGCTTTAAAAATTAAAGGTAATTCTATGATAGGCGACGGCATATTTGACGGAGATATTGCTATTATAAAAAAGCAAGAGTGGGCCGAGAACGGCGATACCGCCGTGGCGATCATCGACGATAACGAGGCCACGTTAAAAAGATATTATAAAGAAAAAGGTCGAATTAGACTGCAGCCAGCCAATCCGACTTTCAACCCGATATTCAGGAAAAACGTTGAAGTGAGAGGCGTCGCCATTAAAATAATCAGAAATTTGGAACGCATTTATCCACAATCTTTATCAATCGTTTAGAAAAAGTTTAAATATAATTTATACCCCAAATGCTATAATGTAATTAAGACCATTAAAAAATTTTATATAACGTATATGCCCTCTGAAGCCAAAGAATTGAGGGCCGAGCTAAAACATTTATCATCTTCTTTTTCTGAAGAAGAAAATGTTTTTCGCAGGTCAATAATTGTCTTCAACTTTGTTGAGACAATTTTTAAAAACAAAAAAGCAAAAAAAGCATTTGATTTTCTGGTGGCTGAAGCTAGCGAGGAAATGAGACTAGCCGAAACTGGAAATGAGGAAGCAATTTTAAAAACTAAGCTGGGGTGCGGTTGTCGTTTTTGGCGTCATTTTTCTGATTTAGATACCGTTCATTCTATTATGAGTAAGATGAAGCGAGACAAAAACCGTCTCGCTCTTAAAAAGTTGGATGAAATAATTTGTCGACCTTATTCAGCTAAACTTTTTCAGGCCGCTTTCCAGGTAGTAAGTGATTGCATTTTAGAAAAAATTGAGCAAGAGGAGTTTTTTAAAAAATCAGACCTTGAAGATAAAACTTGGTTTGATTATAAAAAGAGTATTTTATATTTAAGAGGTTATAAAATTCCGATAGCCAAACAAGAAAAAGAAACAAATGCACATAAAATTTTAAAATATATTTTCCAAGATAATAAAGACAATTTAAAATATAATTTCTTCTATTCGGAAATGGCCGAAGATATATTTGAAGATTTAGAATACAAAGAAGATAAAAATAGTTGGAAAAAATATACTAGGACATGCGAAGTTATAAACGAAAAAATTTTTAGCGGCACTAAAAGGGCTGTGGATAATTTTTTAATCTATAACTCAGGCAAAAGAGGATGTTTAAAAATAAATCCGGAATACCTATAATTTACTGGAAAAAATAATTAAGATTACCCATAAATCTACCCCGGAACTTTTGGGGAAACGACTTTCATAAAATAGTCTCATAGCAATATGAGACTTTTTTTATTTTTAAGTCTCGATCGCTAGAGCGTTATTTAAAGGTCGAGACGCGAATAATATAAATCACGATTTAATAAGCGTTTATGTTTTATATCAAAGGAACAATTAAAGACGATAAAATCGAAAAATTCACTCGCCGAGACGGTACACCCGGGCAACAGCGGATGCTTTATATCGAGCCGTTAAACAGCATTTATCCGATAGCCGCCAAAGTCCCATTAAATAAAGACTACGGCCAAATCGGAGACAAGGTGGATTTTGAAGTTAACGTCTTCCCATTCTGTTTTGTAAATAAACAGAGGCAAAGAGCTTTTCTTTCCGTTTACGTCCCCGATGACGCAAGCGAAGATAAATAGCTTAAATTATTCCTTAAATTATCAATATGAATTTCAACGAAATTTTACTCCATTACCAAATATTGGACAGCGCGGATAATGTCGTTAATCTAACCGCCACTTTTACGTTGCCGCTAGCCGGGCCATTTTTCTTTCTGAAAATTGCCTTAGGTGCGGTCATCATAATCTATGTGGCCAAAAAGTTATGGCGATAGACGGCATCCAATTTGTTCAAATTTATACCCCGTTGATAATCGTCATTGGAATAATTTGGGGACTAAAAAAGATAAAAGATAGTTTGTAATAATATGACCGAATTTGAAGCAGTTAATGAATTATTAAAATGGTGCCTATGGGCAGGTTTTGTCGGTCTTATTCTTATTCCGTTCTTTATTAACAAAAATAAATAAAAGACTAGAAAGGGGGTGAAAAATATGTTTAAGAAGATTGGACTTGGATTTATGGCATTCTTAGGCGCACTTGGTTTAAGTACTAATTTCGCTCATGCGGCCGCCGATCCAGACCTGACTAATTCTTTAGCTAGCACCACCAGTTTATTAAAGGATAACGCTTATGCGTTTATCCCTTATATCCTAGGAGTGTTCGGCGCCGTCATCACGTTAACTTTGATTATCAAGGGTATTATGTGGGGCGTAAAGAAAATCAGGGGCACCATCAAGTAGTTTGTCGCCCCGCCTTAACCGGCGGGGCGTAAACTCCCTTCTTAAATTAATTTTATGCTTACCAATATTTTACTCGTGATTCTAATAGTTATTCTCGTTTATCTAAATTATCAATTCTATAAATCTTTTACCGAGCCGAGGCTTTATCACGACCGGCTCAAAATGGATGAAATCTACAAGAATTGGCGAGAAATAACAAACCAAAAAGATGAAAAATAAATTACTAAAAATTACAGCTTTCATATTTATAGTTTTCTTTTCTTTTGTCAGCACGAGTAAAAAAACTCACGCTCAAGAAAACATATATTTGGGGGCTAGCACATACATAGACAGCACAAATCCAGGAAATTTGAATGGCAATGTTCGCTCTATTCCTTTTACTGTGCCAACAGATTGTTATAATTCTCTGCTTTTGGTAGCTACTCAAGGTTGGCATTCCGATTCCGTAGCAATAGATTACGGCGGAACTTCAATGACTCAACAACTAAATACTTGGTCAAGCGGTCCGATTAAGAGCAACATGGGTGGATATGTTTTTTCCTTGTTAAGCCCAGAAGCAGGCACTCATTATTTAAATTTCCATTGGAGCGGTTCTAATGACCAAGCTGCTCAAATTCAAGTTTATTGCAATGTTGATCAAAATAATCCCTGGGTAACGACTCCATATAATAATGGTTATTCAAAGGATTCTGGCTATGTAAGTTTAACAAACGACAACTCCATGGTTGTTTCTTGGTTTTGGTCAGCCAATGAATCAATAAACCCTCCAAGTGGATTCACTCTTACTAACGGTGCAGTTGGTCAAGGTTGGAATTTTGGCGTTGGTGTCTCCTCGGCTTATAAAATTCAAAACTTGCCTGGACAATCTTTTTCTTGGTCAGATGGAAATCCTGGATATATTTCAGTTCTCGGAATTATTGTCTTAAATTACGGCGAATATGTATCGCCTTATTATTGCGGCGATACTTTCTGCCACACAGCTATAGAAAATTGCTCCACCTGTCCTATTGATTGCGGTGAATGTGCTAGCAATCCTAATGCAGGCAATATTAACTTATTCTTTTTCTCTAACCCTTACACTTTTTCTAATCAATCAACAGCCATAGTTCGATATTTGTATAACGAGAATGTTTTTACACCTTACGATTATATAGAAATAAGAGAAATGAATGCTGATTGGTCGAGTAGTACCTTTATTGCTACTAGCACCATTATTGATACAACCGGATTTTTTACCAATAAAACAAATGGTAATAGTTATTTTACTTTAACTGGAAATGCTTCAACAACTGGCTATGTTTATTATGAAGTTATTGGTCATCTAGCTCCCTATTGGCATATTGTCTATGGCGATGTAGAAGCAACAACAACGATTCCCTATATGGTTGTAGTAAATTGGCAACCAACTCAAATTCCAACTGTAGCTGATATATTAGCGGCTAGCTCGACTAATCCCTTTTACGATGATGCGGTTATGTATGAAGCGGCTTGTAGCGAAGAAGAATGGAATACCCCGCCACCAGAAATTTTTGGCGTTAGTGTTCCCGCTCTAAATTTAACGGTAATCGGTTGCAAATTTAAATTAGGTTTTATTATTGCCGGCAATAAATTTACCAGTTTAGCGACTGATGGAATTTATAAGGCAGGAAACATTTTAAAAAATGTTTTTCCTTTTAATATCTATACTAATTTAAATGATTCCTGGAAAGCTAGTTCAAACGCCACAGTAATGTCTGAATTAGCTTTTCTCTCACCAGTAAACGGAAATTTAACAGCTCAAATTCCAACAACTGGCACATCAACCGCCACTATTGTTTTATGGGGCAAAGATATTTTTACTTCTAGCTCGACATTAGGAACAGTTAACGCCGAAAAAACTAATCAATTATTTCTGGCTATTAAAACAATAATCAAATGGGCCTTATGGGGACTCTTTGGTTTATGGGCAATTAAAAATGGTAAAGCCTTCATTGATAAAATGACAGGCGGACAATAAATATATGAATGCAATAATTCAATTTATAAAAGTGGTTCTAGTTACATCTTTTATATCAGGACTTCTTTACGCTATTGGACAAGCGGTTAATAGTTTAATTCCCTGGTCTAATATTACGATCTTCTTCGGAATGATTAGACAATGGTCTAGTTTAATTGATTTTATATTTCCAACTGATACGCTCTGGCACATCGTTGGCTTAGTGTTTTCAGTCTATCCTTTCCTGTGGTCAATTATGGCAATAAAAATATTAATTAATAACTCAGGTTTAAGAGAATAATTATATGGCGCTTGACGGTTCAAAATTTAAATTAATAACTGGGCTTCCTGGAAGCGGAAAATCTTTAATGATGGCAACCTTCGCTTATCCTTATCTTATCGCTGGTTATCAAGTCTATTCTAACTTATGGATTAACTGGAAAAATTTTGATGTTTTAGGCGAATGGGACAGCGAAAAAAATAATCTTCATTATTATCAAGAAATAGAAGACATTGTTGATGTTAGAAATTGTATTGTCATTTGCGATGAAATCGCCGAGCCACTCGACCCTAGAAACTGGGAAAACGAAAGCGGAGCAATTAGGCGTTTTTTTCAACAACACAGACATCACCACGTTGATATTTATGGCACAACCCAAAATATCACGCTCGTTGCAAAAAGCGCTCGCATAGTAATAGACGAATGGACTGATTGTTTTCGTATTTTACGAATTATTCCCGGAGTTATTATTTTTCGGGAACGTTCGATTGATAGAACGCAAATGTTAAAAGAAGAACCCGAGCCAAAAGATAATGGTTTTTTCTCTTGGTTATCAGAGCTTAGATTTTTTCTTAAATCAAAATTACTTTTTACTAAATGGAATAAATACAAACTAGAGCTTGAGCATAAATTTTGTGAGAAATGCCACGAGAGACACGAGTTCAATTTAAATATTTGTCCAAAATGTAGGCAAGCTTTAGTTATAAAACCAACGGGAATTTATGATAGTTGTTATGACATTAAGCTACGGCCTAAAAAACATTATTGGCGACCAATTAGCATTTGTTCTGATTGTGGTCGAGAGCATAAATCGGGATATAGAGGAGTTTTAAGTGAAGAAGAATTCTTAAAGCAAAAAGAATTAATAGTTAGATAGTTCTTTAAATTGTCTATACAAAAAAAGGAACCAACCCCGAAGGATTGATTCCTTAAATTGTTTAAGCCTGTTGAGGCTCGACTTGCAGGTCAAAAAACAAATAAATTGTTTTTGGCCGTCTCTCAACAACGGCTCCGGTTTTTTTATCTTTCTTTTCAACGATAATGAAAGACCGGATAGCTTTCTCGTCTTTTTTGACGACATAGCCGTTCTTGAGCCAGCCGTTAAAAGTGAAGCAATTAAC